CCGTCTTGCGGTTGACCTTGTCGTAGAAGAACTGCGTCAGGTTGGCTTCGCCGTCGCTGACGATGGCCAACTGGCCGTCGGCGTAGTAGAAGTTGGTGGTGACCCACAACCAAACCCGGTTGTTTACGAATTGTTTTATGAATCGGTTAAGCAGTTCGGATATGATGCAGTAAAAAAAGCCTTCTCTGTCCATATCCAAAGCCCAGACAATGGACAATGGATGCCAAAGCCTGCCGATATAGTGCGTATAGTTTCAGGAACTTCCAAAGACAATTCTCATGTGGCCTGGTCCAAGGTTAAAAAATCAATCACCTCTGTTGGATCTTATGAAACTATTGTTTTCGATGATCCAATTATTCACAGAGTAATTCAGGATATGGGCGGGTGGATCAATCTTTGCGCTTGCTCTGTTGATGAACTCCCTTTCCGTGGGAATGAATTTAAATCAAGATATACAGCTTACAAAGGCCAGGGAGAAATTCCGGATTATCCTGCCAAGCTTTATGGGATCTGTGAGAGCGATAACTCGTCTAAAGGTCTTCTTGAGCATATCCAGGCCCCAATCATGGTGGGGGAACCAGAAAGGGCAAAAAAGGTGCTTTTAGCCGGTACAAATAGGAAATCTTTGCAGTTAACAACCGGGCCAATAGGGGAGCTAAAGCAACTCGTACCCGGATCAATTAAAACATTGGAGGGGTAAGATGAGAGAAATTAAATTCAGGTATACAGTCAAAAAACCAAACGGGCATATTTTTTCAGAGACGTTTCCGTTGAGAGATATCGAGAGGGGATATTATAAATCTTGGATAAAAAATAATTCTGTTGGTGCGGGTTGCGAAATAATAAAAGATCAATACACCGGCCTGAAAGATAAAAACGGGAAAGAAATCTATGAGGGGGATTTGATGGCCCACCCCGCCTTTGCAAAAGTAACTATCTTGGGAGTTTCTTATTCATACGGGTATTTCTCTATGGGTGGGTGGGATTGTGTCCGTACTAATTTTTCAAACGGTGAAATAATCGGAAACATCCACCAACCAGAGGGGGAATGATGAAGATCCATGATATCCAGCTAAGGGCCAGAACATCCACAAATAAGTGGTTTTGGCTTAATATGAACCAGTACAGGAACGCAAACCCAAAAACCACGAACAGGGCGAAGGTTTGGTTTACAGAGTGGTTTATGACACTCAACCTTACCGGAGAATTTAAGGGCCCTGTCCATATCCATTATGAGATTTGGCCAAAAAAAAGAAGCGATTTGATGAATGTGGGCAGTATCCTTGATAAATTTTTGCAAGATGCGTTGGTTAAAAGGCGGATCCTACCAGACGATAATTGTAAGGTGGTAAGGTCGGTATCGTTTGAGTTCATGGGATATAATCACCCGGGTAGAGCCAATGCCGAGATAACAGCTTTATAAATTATATTGGGAGGAACGGAAATGAAAGCCAAAGCAATGATATGGGGTCTGGTGTGCGGGTTGACCGTTTTGTTAGTGGTTGCAATAATCTTTTACCCATAGTAAGATAAATTATTTAATAATTTTGAGCTTGTATCCGTTGGTTTTTTATTTAGTCAGGAGTTTGGGATGGGTCTAAAGGACGCTGTGTGGATTTTGGTTTATGTTATTTCTCTTGCGACGGTGTGGAATGCCTTTAAAAACAAGATAAACAACTTAGAAACGAACATGATCCTTATGAAAAAAGTAGTTTACCAAGAATCCGGTGTTTTAAACTTGATCGATGCAAATACCTGTAAGGAGCATAGGGCCGTTTTCAAGAAAGATATCACAAAGGTGGAAAACGCAAGCGCCCTGTTGAGTGAAAAGATGGACAATATCGGTGATAATGTTTTAATAATCATAACAAAATTAGAGATGATCGAAGATGATCGAAGGAAATTAAATGGCTGAAGGCGCAAAGGTAAAGAAACCAACCACGGAACAAAGGCTCAGAACGCTTGAGCTCGCAGTAACAAAAATGTGCCACTACTCAGGACAGGAACATATCTTGACTGAGTTTGGCCTTGAAAAATGGACCCCAGGCAAGAAAGACATGAGCCGGTGGGATGATGTGAAGGCAGGGAAAGAATAATGGTAATGGGCAGACCTTTAAAATTTGAATCAGTCGAAGTTTTAGAAAAGGCGTGTAAGGCTTATTTCGATAGTTGTATATACGAAACGCCAGACTCGGCAAAAAAAAGGGAAACGCCGAAACCCTTTACTATCACGGGACTTGCCCTTGCTTTGGACACATCAAGACAGACTCTTATGAACTATGAAGTAAGGGAAGACTTTTTTGACACAATAAAAAGGGCCAAGCTTAGGGTTGAGAATTATGCAGAAGAAAGACTATTCTCTGATAAACCCACGGGGCCTATCTTTGCATTGAAAAACTTTGGCTGGAAAGACAGCAAAGATGTCAACTTGAACGAAACCACTGTCACCAGAACCAAGAAGAGATTTGACGGTGAGTGAGCAGATAGAATACATAACAAAGCCTCAAGGCAAAGTTCTTCAGGAGTATTCTGATTGCAGATCGTCACGATCTTTTATCATGGGTCCACTCGGATCAGGTAAGACCATCCAGACCATAAACAAAATATTTGATTTAATGTGCGAACAAGAACCAGTGAGCCAGAAGGACCACAAAAACTACAATGTGCGCCTAACAAGGTTTATCGCAGTCAGGAACACATATTCAGAGTTGAGTTCAACCACGATAAAGGATTGGCTTGAATGCCACGGGGATCTTGGTCGGTTTACCATGGGGTCAAAAGAACCTCCAAAGCAGGAGCTTGATTTTCTCCTTGAAGATGGGACAAGGGTTAGATCCTTGATTTATTTTATAGCTTTTGACAGGCCGGACCACATCAAAAAAGCCCGAGGCCTCCAGGCCACATGGTGCTGGCTTAATGAGATCAAAGAGCTTTCCAAAGCTGTTGTTGATATGCTTGATCTAAGAATAGGACGGTACCCATCAAAAAAAGAGGGCATAGAGCCCACACAATACGGGATGATAGGAGATACAAACGCCCCGGATGACGATCACTGGTATTATAAACTGGCAGAGGAACAAAAGCCTGATGGGTGGATGTTCCATAGACAACCAGGGGGAGTTATCGCGGATGAAGAAACCTTTATTATCAACCCGGACGCTGAGAACCTTGGTAATTTACCCGATGATTATTATATACGCGGGATGCAAGGCAAGTCTCGCGATTGGATCATGGTCAACCTTGCTAATGAATATGGGTTCGTTGCTGATGGGAAGCCTGTGCATCCACGTTATGTTGATAGCGTGCACTGCCTTGATATACCTTTTAAGCCCAACAAGAAGGTTGAGATAATATTGGGCTATGACTTTGGAAGAACACCGGCCTGTGCCATGCTCCAAAAGGCTGAGCTTGGTAGGTGGTATTGCTTTGACGAGTTTTGTGCAGAAGGAATGAGTGCAATTACCTTTGGCCCAGAGCTTAAAAAGTATCTTGACCAAACATACAAGGGTTTTTCTTTCCGTGGTTGGGGAGATCCATCCGGTGGTTCCGGTGGTGAGGCAACAGACGACACAGCCCACCAGATCATGAGAGCTTCCGGCCTTCCATGTAACCCTACTCAATCAAACAAGGCATCATTGAGGCGCGCGGCAGTTGAAAAACCATTGACCGAGATGTGCATGGATGCAAGGCCAAGGCTGATTATACTTCCCAAAGCTAAAAAGATCCGTAAGGGTTTGAAAGGCGGATTCTGTTACAAACGGCTACAGGTTACAGGGGAAAGATACACGGACGTACCAGATAAGAACAAGTTTTCCCATCCAGTTGAGGCCCTTGAATATGGGCTTCAGGGTGAGGGAGAGGGCAGAAGTGCTTTAATAGTAAAGCGTAAAGGCTCAGGCCGTACGGTTATAGCGCAGACCAGTTTTGACCTTTACGACTCAGGGCAACCGATGGCAGACAACAATTTTGACGTGATGGATTATTAGGGGTATACTTTACCCCCTCCAAGGTATGAATTAGTGCAATGATTAAAAGGGGTTACAAAATGACATATTTTCAGATTTGGGGCTTTATTTTCTTTGCAATGATATTGGCGGCTATTCAATGATATGGATGACCACAAGCACCAATGGGTTGAGTATTACATCATCTTCACCAAGTCAGACCTCCGGCACATGTTCACCATATGGCTTAACCCAGAGTTTCAGCACTGTTACGCAGTCAAGAAGAGTGAGGGCGGTCAATTTTGGATGATCATAAATCCCAAACGGGGATTCACTCAAGTAGATTTGAAGACGGTGGACGAGTTCCCTACAATACGAGCCCTGCTTGGATGGCAACCTGTGATCCTAAGCATAAAGTCGAAGGTAAACACAGAAACAAGATGGAGGCTATGGCATCTGGATTGTGTGGAGATTGTCAAGACACTTTTAGGAGTGAACGATTTTTGGATATGGACACCGAGGCAATTATATAAATATTTAGTAGGGGGGGGTTAGTATGGGAGCATTATTTGGTGGGGCACCTAAACAAGATACAACACTTTTGAAGAGACAAGAAGCCGACCTGGACGCTCAGAAGCAAAAGGAAGAATTGAGAAGAGCCACGGAAACCAGCGAAGTCGAAAAGAGGAAGGCTCTTATATCACGTGGTGGCACAGGCCGGTCCCTCTTGGTCAAGACCAGCACAACCGGAGTCCCTGAAGCTGCCAAGAATCTGGGGGCTACAGGCTAATGGCTTTCATGATCCCATGGAAAGTGCCTGATCTACTCAAGCGCTTCAAAACAGCAAAGAGCAACTGGCAATTATGGAGGTCATTACACCAAGAAGCCTACGACTTTTCAATGCCGGATCGTGAAACTTTCCGTTTCAGATCCCCAGGTCAGAGGAAGAACAGGCATATCTTCGATTCAACCGCAGTTGATGGCCTTGAGGTATTCGCTAACAAGGTTCAGGGTGGTTTCTTTCCTGATTGGCTTCAATGGATGGAATTTGTGGCCGGGGAAGAGATCCCCAAGGAAGAGAAGGATAAAATAAACCGGGATCTTGAGCAAGTCACAAACGCTTTCTTCGGGTTCTTTCATCAATCCAACTTCTCCACAGAGATAACACCATCCTTGAAAGATTGGGGCATCGGTACGGGAGCCATCGAGGTTGAAGAGGGAGAGTTCAACGTGGATGATGAGCTTTTCAAGTTCTCCAATATACCCTTGGCCGAGATATACCCGGAGAAGCCAGCAAACGGACCTGTACAGACCTCATACCGAGAGCATGAGGTGGAAGTCATCAATATAAAGGCCACATGGCCCAATGCTGAGTTGACTGAAGACCTTGAAAAGATGTTGGAATCAAAGCCTCTCTCTAAAGTTAAGATCATAAACGCCCATGTATTTGATCCAAAGGGCAGAGAATACCACCAGATTATCCTTTACAGTGCAAAAAAGCACATCCTATTCGCCCAGAAGTTCAAAACCAAGAGGCGTGTAGTCTTCAGGCAGAACATAACACCCGGGGAAGTTTTTGGGCGTGGTCCTATTATCAGGATGTTGCCGGATATCAGGACCGTTAACAAGGTAAAGCAGTTCATCCTTGAGAATGCAGCTATCCAGATGGCCGGAGTCTATACAGGCGTTGATGATGGGGTATTCAATCCGCACACGGTTAGGATTGCCCCTGGTTCTATTATACCTGTCACATCCAACAACAACCAAAACCCGACCATGAGAGCGTTGGACAGGGCCGGAGATATCGGGATCGGTGGTCTTGTCATTGAGGATCTACAGGACGGTATCAATCGTGCCCTTCTTTCCAAACCCCTTGGAGATATCAGCGACCCGGTGCGGTCTGCATCTGAGCAAATAATGAGATTCCAGGATGATGTTAAGAGATCCACCACGTCATTTGGGCGTTTATATACTGAGCTTGTGGTTCCAATTGTAAAAGCTTGTCTTGATATCGGGGTATCCCTTGGGAAGCTGCCACAGATCAAAGCAGACGGGAAAGAGGTCAAGATCCGAATGGTTTCCCCTCTTGCCAAGCAACAGGACATTGAAGACTTCCAGAACTCACAGCTGTGGTGGCAGAATGTCCAGACATTGCCCCAGGAAGTTGTAATGGGGACGGTCAAGATTGAAAGTCTTCCTAAATATTGGGCAGATAAATTGAGTGTACCGTCCAGTGAGCTTGTGAGGTCAGAGGATGAGGTGCAGGAGTTTGGTGAAACAATCGTATCTGCTGCTAATGCAGGATTAACAGGAGGCCCGGATGGAGGATCAACTCAAGTTTAACCCGTTCGATCACCTTTCTTCAGGAGTTGAGTTCGATCCTAAAAAGATTGAGCAGCAAAAGAAAGCCATGGAGGCAGAATATAACAAGCTTGATTATATGATCCATAAGGTTTTTGCCCAGACGGATGAAGGTAAGGAACTGCTTGATTATTGGATGGCTAATTGTATCATAAAACGCCCGGTCCTGGTCAAAGGTGAGCAGCATGACCCATATGATATCGGGATATCCCAAGGCATACAGGACTTTGTAAGAGGTATTTATTTAACGTGCCAAAAGGTAGAAAAGGAGCTTTAAATGGTAGATGAAGCGGATACCACCCAAGAGGGTGCCCCCCCAGCAGATGCAAGTCAGGTTGTAGGTGATATCGTTGAAAATCAGTGGAGTTTTGCAGAAGGTGTGGCCGGTCAAGGTGATAAGCCTGAATGGTTCAAGACCGATAAATACAAAACAGTGGCAGACCAAGCCCAAGCATACACGGCACTTGAATCAAAGTTCGGATCTTTTACCGGTTCCCCTGAAGAGTTCACGGTTAATCTATCAGATGAACTAAAGGAAAAGGGCCTTGAAATCACCGGGGATGACCCATTGATGGATGAGGCCATGAAGTTTGCCAAAGACTCCAATATGAGCCAGGACGGGTTTGACAACCTTATAAATTTATATGGTATGTCAAAGCTTGCAGAAGGTGGAGCGGTTGAAAACCATAAGGCCGAACAATTAAAAGCCCTGGGGGAAAATGCCCAAGGTAGGATTGACAATTTAAACGCCTGGGCAGATAAAAACCTTTCGGCCGAAATGGTTGAGGGCTTCCAAGAGATGGCAACGTCAGCGGCAGCAATTGAAACCATTGAGCACCTTGTATCTCTTAGCAGATCCGGAGCCATGAACCCCATTGATCACAACCCTGCACAGCCCACAAGCTCGGAAGAAGTAAGAAAGATGCAGTTTGAGAAGGATGATAACGGGAACAGGCGTATCCAGACAGATCCAGAGTTTAAGGCCCGGTATGAAAAGTTGAGGGATCAGGCTTGGGGGGCAGAGCCTAACCGGATTATTGTTGGGGGTTAATATGATATCCCCAACAGGTAAAGGGATCAGGGTGGACAGTGAGGGTGACGGTCAGTACGGTGAAAGCCGTGGTGACCGTATCCACAGAGGTGTAGATTATCTTTGCGACCAAGGCCAGGAAATTAAAGCCCCTTTTGATATGAGAATAGTCAGAGAGTCAAAACCAAAAGCCGGGAGCCCAATGACCGGGATAGCATGGGAAAAAGGCAGATCAACCGGCAGGATGTGGTATTTCAAACCGTTTAAGCACGTTATAGGGCAAGAAGTCGTACAGGGTGAGGTGGTAGGTACCGCACAGTCTGTATCCCAGGATTACGGGTTGCCAAATATGGAAGATCATATTCACTTCCAGGTGAATAAATGATATTTTCAATAATAAAGGGTTTGATAAGCCCTATAACCGAGTTGGCCAAAGGGTATCAAGAACGTAAGAAGCAAATAAAAGAGGCCGAGCATGAGGTTAAAATGTCTGTTATAAAAAACAGGCAGAGATTGGCAGAAGAGACACAATCCCATAACTCTGACAAAGAGATGTTAATGCTGGAGAAGGCAACCCCGTGGGTAAGGTGGGTGATCACTTTCCATATTTTAGCCCTTGTGGATGTGTCAGTATTATTCCCTGCCCATGCCGTTATCGTTTTTGATGCTCTTGAATCCATGCCCAAGTGGGTTGTCGGGTTATTTGTTACAATATTTGGGTTTTATTTTGCAGTATCTAAACTGACAGAGCATGGTGCCGATTTGGTAAAGATGTGGAAAGGCAAAACAGGTTGACAAAAAGCCTATAAAGAAGTATGTAAATAGTAGTACCCCTACCGATACCCTCTATTGAGGCCGGAACTAAAGGGATTGATTAGTGAACAGCTAACAACACCCCGGTTTTTCGGACACGTGTTTAAGGCAATCTTAACATGTAAACAATGGAGACGAATCAATGTCTAAAAATCTATCGAATGCAGCAGTAACCGAGTTTGACAATGAGGTTAAACACGAATACCAGGGCATGGCCACGCTGAGAA